TTATCCAGAGAGTCCTCCTGCTCCAGAGAGTCCGTTGAAACACGGACATAGGCGCATACCTTCAAGCGTTTATTTTCTGCTGCCGCTGTGGGCTTAATGACTTTGATTCGCATGGTCGTTTCCTCCTTTCCTTGGGGGTTATCGTATATTCCCGTACTATCGCCGATTAGTCAAGCAATAAAAGGGCTATTTTTCAAAGAATTTTCATAGGTAAAAAAGGGTGCCCGGCAGCGTTTTGCCACCGGGCAGAGCCTTAGATTTTCTTGGCGTAATCGAGGGAAATCCAGCCGTTGCGGTTGGTCTTGTAGGACTTGAGCAATCCCCACTTGGAAGCACCCACGCCATCCGCTTCCTCCACGATGGTGAAGCACCCCTTGCCAGTGTAGCCAGATCTGCCGTAGTTCGTACCGGGGCCTTTGCGGATATTCAAATCTGTAATGCTAACCTGGACGAGATACGGCTCAAAGGCAGGCTCCTGCTGTTCCGCTTTGGCTGATGGGGCATAGACCACTTTGCCATCATCGGAGAACACAGAATAGCCAGCATTGGCATCAGCCTTTGCCTTGGCGTTGGCAAGAACACGGTACGCACCCAGCTGGGACTTCTTATCATCCCAGGACTTGCGAACACGGTAATAACCAGTGGTCAGCTTTTCGGGGTACACCACAGGGGCGTACTTATCGAAGTAGGTCTGACCGTAGGATGCCCTCTTGGTCTGTACGCTCTCGCCCTGGTCAGTAGGTCTTTCGTAGATCGTCAGCACCGCTGTGGATGCATTCATTACGGAAGTTGCCGATTTCAGCGTGGAGAGCAGACCCGCATAGCTTTCGGTCAGTTCCTTCCAGATGAAATCCAGCTGCATGGAGAGGTCGCCGATGGACTTACCCTTTGCTTTGGCAAATTCCAGGAGAGCCTGCTTGCGGGACCAGTACGTCCACTGTGCCAGTCCGTATCCGGCAGAATCCTTGATGAAATTATCATAGCTGCCGCTATCCACCGCAGCCGTATATTCGGCATCGGAATAGCCCAGCTTCTTTTCATAGGTGTTCTGCAGGTTGGTAGGTCTGAGGGCAGACTCTGCATACAGATTGCCCATCACACCAGCGGTGCCGTATGCATTGCCCAGCTTGTTATAGAGGTAGTTCCAGATGGTCTCTTCATTGGATGCCGCCGGAGTTTCCTCTTTGATGTCAGCGGTCATCTGTGCCTTTACCGCCTTGCGGAAGGTATTCATGGTGTAGCCCATACCCAGCTGATTCCAGAGATGCTCCGGGTCGCCGTGGTTGGAAGCAACGCCACGAGAATGACCCTCACGATGACTGATGATCACACCGTCAGCGAGAGGGTCAAGGGAATACATTTTGCAAAGATATGCGAACAGTTCGACTGCCGCCTCATAGGTTCTCTTCGCCACTGCCTTTGCCGTAGCGGTATCAGAACAGGTGAAAGAAGAACCGCCCACATACTTGATACAGGCCGGCTCACACATCTCAACGCCAATATGCGTATTGTTGCTGGAGCCACCGCCATGCCAGCCACGATGGTTCCAAGGCAGAGTCTGATAGACCGTGCCATCGTTGCCATCGATAAAGGCGTGAACACACGCCCTGTCGTAGCTGGCGGAGTTCCAGCTGTTGATGAATACGGATGCCTTGGGCTGCGGACACCCCACGGAGTGGAGCATCAGACCCTTTACTGTAATCTTTCGCCCTGCGGTGTAGCAGGGGTTTTTCGTAAGGATAGATTCTACCAGCTTCACGGCTTATTCCTCCTTACTCTCTGCGCGGTCGTGAAGCTGTTCCAGAACATCCTTCAGCTTCTCCGGCACAGGCAATCCCAGATGTGCGGCATTCTCCAAAAGGCTCACGCCTTCATTGGAGAGATAGAAGAAAATGATCGCAGTACGCAGAACACTTCCCGCACCAATCACCTGGGCATCCAGAATGTGTGCAATGCCCACGAGCAAAAAAATAAGCACCTTACGGCAGATGCCCTTAAAGCCCACGGCACTGGACAACTTCTTGTCCACGATGGCGCACATCACACCAGTGATATAGTCCACCGCAGTAAAGGCAATCAATGCGAAAAGCAAGCCATCACATCCTCCCAGGAACCAGCCAAGCCAGCCACCCACGGCGGCGAATACCAGCTGGATCACATTCCAAAATTCCTTCATTGTCGTTTCCTCCTTTTCGTTTTTGTGTATACAAAAAGGGCATCTGCACCCGGCAGACACCCTCATCGCATCTATTCAGTTTGTTTGGGCAGCCACTCCCAGACTCGCATATCCTCTTGCCCCAGGGACCACATACACATCCCTCGCAGTTTCCATCGGTATGCTGCCTGGTTTGCCCAGTAGATCAGGCTGTCCACATCCTGGTAGTACAGAATGGAAAAGCCGTCCGCATCCCCAAGGAACAGTCTGGAAATCCAGATATTGATGTCCCTGGGGATAATTTTTGCCGTGTAGTCATTTCCGCACTCCAGCGGCATGATGTGTGAGTGGTAGAACTCATAGTCCAGCGAAATACTCTCGCTTCTGGTGGACGATTCCTCAACATCTGAAGTCAAAGTGAACACTTGGAACTCATCATCCCAGGTGCAGTTCGACCGTTCAATTCTGCCGAAGGTGGTCTGTGTCCCATCTGGCATAATGACATCAAAGCGTTCATACGGCTCATACGTCCAGGCATCGCCCAGACGGAGCAGCTGGCAGTTGACCTTTTTATCGGAGCGGATGCCAGCATAACCGCCGCCACTGCTGACGGTTGCCGTGAAGCGGAGCGTATAGGAAGTTGAGGAATATACCCTCACCTTATTTCCACGCTTCCGCATTTCGATGGTATAGACATTTGGATTGCTCCGTAGGTCAGCTTTCGATGTCTTTTCGTAGGTGGCTGAATAGCTTCCCTTGAGGGTTGACCCCTCGTAAAGTTCCAGCCTCTGGGTATCGTAATTGATGCACAAAAACAGCGACCCCAGGAAGATGCCGGACTTGCCACCGCCGTCCTCCGGGATGATGATCTGCGCCCGGAGGTGAACATCTGAAAAGCTGGAGTATTTCCATGCAAGCTGCCCAGAACCCTCCAGCTGGGAATATGGTCTGCTGGTATCGCCATAAGGCAGATTCTCCTGCCAGACATCCCACTCCCCGGAAAGCACCGTCCAGTAGCTTTCGGGGATTTTCTGTTCATCACGGAAATCCTCGTACCACACCAGAGCCGAGTCCGGCTTTCTGCGAAGCATCTCCAGCGTCAGCTTGAAGCCAGTCGCTGGGCCAACCATATCACCGTTGACGTCTTTGAACTTTCTGGGTGCCAGGGTATAGGTAGCATCACCAGCGGAAGGCTCCTCGGAAAAATCGGTGCAGACACGGAAACCGTAGAACTGCACACCATTCACCCCTACCGATATGGTCAGCGTATGCTCTCCGGCAGATAGGCTCACGCCCTTGGCAAGAGTCGCCCAGAAGGTCGTTCTCCAATACGGCCACCAGAGCCTATCTTCGGAAAAATGGACTGTGCTGCCATCCAGCGATGCGTAAATGCTGTTCTTATCCCAGAACGGGAAACAAAGCCGAACCGCAACATCATAGGTACCAGCTTCCTCAACGGTAAACTTGTAGGTAGCAGACCCCTCATCGCCCAGAGTGACCAGCGTTTCCGATACCGATACCACGCCGGAATAGCTGTCCGGCTCGGCATCGTGGTCGATGATGATTTCTCCAAACTCGGTCTTCTGCTGCTTACCGTAGGCGGTCAGATACCGTCTGCGGTTATAGGTTTCTGACATCTGCGGTGCGCTTCTTGATACGGCATCCCTGCCTTCCATGTAGTCATACACATGAGGAAGCGCCCACGGACCCATATCGTAATCGTCCCAGTATGCCACAATGGGGATCATCGGCTGGGGTGGCCCGTCATCGGTGAAGTTATACGCTCCAGTCATCCAGTATTTTGCTGCGTAGTAAGTGTTGGAAGTGCCTCGGTAATATTCGCCCAGGTTCTCTGGGGTATCGTATATCTGCCAGTTCCAGCCATAGGCAGGCATCCCAAGGAACACTTTCTCTCTGTCCATGACCCGTACCGCATAGTCATATACACCTTCCAGCCAGCTTCTTGGGGAAACGGGACCCGGAGCAGAACCAGCCCACGCCATACCATAGGTCATGATAGAGGCAGTATCACAGTATCGATTGAGGTCGCCATAAACACACCAGTTCTCACCACCAACCGAGCCGTTGACCGAAGTCATACCAGGCAAGCAGATATTCATCTCCTTGGTGGGGTCATAGGCTTTGACGGTTTCATAGATGTGTTTGAACATGGCTGTGGAGGCAGCGTGGGTGGAATAGTCATCTCCTTTTTCCAGATCGATGTCCACACCATCACACCAAGGGTATTTTTCCATGATGCGGACAAGTTCGGAGCAGAAAGTGTCCTGTGCGCCGTCCGTATTATCACGCAGGGCTTTGAACACGGAATTGGAGCCGTCATTGGCAACGGTCAGTAGCCAACGGATATGGGGCCATTTATTGATGTAGGTCATCATGCTGGAAATCGTCACGCCGCTTTCTGTGATTGTCCCAGTCTTATCCACTTTGAATGAAAACAGACCTATGGTGTCAATGCGGTCACCGTAATCACGGAGTGCCTCATACATTCTGGAATTACCCATAAATGTCCAGACCATGATACGCTTGCCTTTTAACTTATCCATCAGAACGACTCACCTCCATCCGTCATCTCCTGCAATTCAAAAAGCACCCTGGCAGACTTCCCATCTTCCAGAGTGACCTGATGCTTGGAATCCCAAGCGGCACTGTATTGATAAAATCCCTCTTTCGGCTCGGTCACACCGTTTCTGGTACACTCCCGGACAGAGGCGAGTAGAGCGAGGTCATCTTCTGCTTTCAGCGCATTGGGAAAGCGGACACGCTGACCACCAGCACCCTGGGCAAGCTGCACGGAGCCAGCTGCCATATCGGATTTGGGGAAGATATGGACATCCAGACCGCCGGAAGTTTCCCCAAGGTTAAACAGCACCACTGTCTCGGCAGAGCGAACCACGCCATTGAACCACACCTTGGAGCCCTCTTTGAGCCTGCTTTCGGTGTGGGGTGTATATCCCGTCAGTGCCGGTCCCTCTTGCAGCATCAGATCCGTAAACCAGATCGTGCCGGAGCAATCGGTGATGGTAGGCTTCACCGTGATGCTCACAACACGCATATCCTGCTTTTTGTTTATGACCTCTGCCAGTCGGATGAATGCCGGATTAGCCATCCAGCACCCACTTCATCTCACAGGGATGACCTACCCATCCCGTTGCCACAGACCCCGGCTGTAGCAAAATATCTGTCACATACAAGGTGCCAGTACAGTTGGTGATGCAGACTCGCACCGTGATGGATTTGACCTTTGAGAAGTAGCTTTCCGGGGTAATCTTCTGCGAGGTTTTAGAGAAATATGCCATAGTTACCTCCCATCAGTACAAGTCAATGAATCGTGTTTCTGTGCTGCCGTCCTCATATTCGATCACGACCTCAATACCAACCTGGGCATCGTCACTCAGCTTCTCCAAATTGTCCGAAGCAATCTGGGCAGATAGCGTGTAACTGCTGCGGTTGGATGGGTAGACGGTCTGTGCCAGACTCTTGGTCATGCCAGCCACGCCCTCGGCCTTAAAGGAAGCTGTGCCGGACGCACCATTCTCACCATCCGCTTCAAAGCCGGAACTTACCCAGTACGCCAGACCATCATCTGCACGGGAATTGCGGAGATGATTGAACGGCACCAGTTCACGGATGTCGTTATTGGAAACCATGCTCGTACCCTCAAGGGCATCTGCAATGGTATCAATGGAACTGACGGAGCTGCCCAGGTTCTTCAGCGTGGTGGAAAGTTCCAGCACGGTATTCCAAGGCTCCTGCAGGTTATACTCACGGCGGACGATACGGGTGGTGACCGAAAGCCCCAGTTCCTTATCTTCCACACGAACATAATCGCCCAGGTTCCAGGCTTCATGCTCGTAACCAGTGAGGACGGATAAGTCCATCGCATTCAGCACATAGGACACCGTGGGCTTGCAGTATTCCGCAAGGCGCATGGCTGTAAATTCCTTCATCTGATACGGATTGGTAAACGAGGAGCAGTCCAACGTAGAAATTCGCACTTCTTTGCAGTAGGTGTAGTCCTCCAGATAAGGCTTGCCACTGTTGATGTCTGCAAAGGTCAGCCCGTCTGCGCCCACAGCATAAAGCCTCGTTACCAGGGAGCGAGTGTCCACCACACGCTCAATGCTTTTCATGTTCTTTTTATAAGCAAACAGCGCACCGCTGTCCTTGCCGTTGACGGTCAAAAGATGCACCAGTCGGTTCGGACAGTCAAACACCAGATCGCCGCCATGCAGGTCAGCAACGCTGCGGAGGATTGCCAGAGCGTTCTTCTCTGTGGAAGTCCAGGTACGCTTCGTGGTCACGGACACTGTACCAACGCTCCATTCCGTTCCGGCAAGGGCATAGGCCATAGCGGCTTCGGCGGTTTCTGCCTCGAACTTCTTTTCTTCCTTACGGACGGAAAAGGTCAGATCATAAAACTCCGCCTCCGCATACACCTGGGTAATGGTGCTGCCAGTGCTGTCCTTCACATCAGTGACGGTACGGATTTTATACACATCGTCAACAATCTGGATCTTCTTCTCATTGTCGATGTACTTGCGTTTCCCATCACGGTATGGAATGCAGAAAGAAAGCGTGTCCTCACCATTGATCTCGCCCGTAACAATGATGTCATAGGCGTTCTCCAGAATGGCTTCCCACGCTCCGTTATCGTCCAGCACCACAGGACGGGCATAACCGATTTTCTCATAGGGTGCTTTGGGAATATCATAAAGGCGCACATCCACCAGCTTGGGTGTTAGGCTCGTATCCGAAGTGGTCAGCGTGACACGGAATCGGATATAGTTTCGGTTCGGGGACTGCAGCTTGCCATCAGCGGCGATACCAATCCAGTCACTCCAATCTTCCAAATCATCGCTGGTGGAGGTTTCAATGTCAGTTACGGAAGTCGTACCAGCCACATACTCACTGGTCACGGATACCTTGCCTGTGCCGGAAAGATTACAGGCCATCGCCTTGGTGTAGACAATACCGCTTTCTGGGTACACGCCATCGGTCGCTTTCAAAGTCACACCGTTGACATTGGTCAGCGCATCCACATCGGAACTACTATCGCCACCGTTGCAGAGTAGAGTGGCTTTGAAATATTCCACCAGGTCATCTGCGGTCAGCGGAGAATCACAGTCCAGGAACCAGTCATCAAAACCGCCAGCGTAATAGTAGGTATCTGCGTGCATACCCATGACAAGGTCAGCAACGCAGGAACGGTTCAGTTCCCCAGTAAAGGTCAGCACATCGGACTTCCACACGATGCCGGAAGCACGGTCCCCTACCACATAGGTGAACTTCTTGTTGTTTGGCTCAATGACCCCAGCAATGAAATACCAGTCACCATTTACCAGCTTGAACGATGGGGTCAAGGACTGGTCGAGGATAAGGCTTCCAGCAGAGTTGTAGAGCATGATTCTGGGCTTGCCGGAATACAGTGACAGATAGAAAATTGGCTGCCCTGGGCCGTATCTGGTGTTGAAGATGGGGCAGAATGTATTTCCCACAGAATAAGTGGTCGGACACATCCAGCCACCCACGATGATGCGCTCACCGAGGTTTGCAAAAATACTGCCGTCATTGGTCACCTGCAGGTGGGTCTTTTCAGAGGTCGGGTTGTTGATATTGAACCGCAGCTGGCGACCCTTGGGGCTTTTATTTAGGTTTGCAGTCGTGCCAGACCAGTTGACGATGACCATTCTACGACCGTTGCCGGACGCATCAGCCAGGGCGTTATCTTCATCTGGTGCAGACTCGTTCATTCGCCACAGACCAGAGGCGGCATACTCTGCCGGAAACTCACCCGTGAAGTCCGTCTGTGTATTCAGGATTCCTTTAAGAGCCATGCCATCACCTCCATCTGCTCTTTGCCTGGATTTTCAGTTCGGTCAGAGCCGCATTGCTGACCTCGACCGTTACCGTGTTATCGCCCACGTGCAGGGTCGGGAAATTGAGTTCCTGCAGGTACGGCAAACCATTTCTTAAGGTATCTCCGTTTGCATCCACCACATAAGCGGTCATTTTATCCGTATCGACAATCAGAGCCTCGCCAGCAGACAAGGTGGCATTGACAATTTTGAGTTCAGAGCCGTTGGTGGTGATGCTGATATAGTTACTTGCCCCAGGTGTCATTTCGCCCTCGATGCGGTACAAAGGAAGCGATTCCACATTTCCGATGACACGGGCAACGGTGTGGGTTCCGGCTTCCGTGATGGAAAAGGTCTCGTCCGTAATTGCATAGGCGAAAGGGTTTGGGCAGAAGAACTTAAGCTCAAAACTGCCAGAGGAGCGGACGAGTCTTTCACAGTCCACCGCATCGTTAAGACGTGCCATGAAATACCTGTCCGGCACATCATCAAATATCAGCTGGCGAAGTCCCTGGACGGGGTCAAGCCATACAGCAATATCGTCCAGAGCCGACACCAGAGCAGCAAAGCTGTGTTTCGGGTAGATGCTGCAGTGGGCGGTGATCTCACGGTAATCGAAGTCCGCACCGAAATCTGCAACACCATATTTCCCTGGCACAGTGGTGGTAAAGTTACGAAGTTTACCACACACCTGCCAGGAGGTCAGTCGGGCTTTGATGCCCATGCTGGCCGAAGTAATATCGTTATAGGAAAATCCCATAGATCAAAGCCCTCCTTTACGCTGTAGTGAAATGTCCCTGTGCGCGGGACCCGCTTTGAATCAGATTGTAGAGTTCCTGGGAAATCTTACGGATGTCCTCTTCGCTTCTGACAATCATCTGCTGGATGGTGATAAGGGCACCGCCTCCAAAGCCAGCACCAGCCACCGTGTCGTTACGGTTGACCGTGCCGTTGACATTGAACTCCGTAGGAAGTGCCGTGGTCATATCATCCGCAAGGTTCTGCATGACATCGTTGATGTCCTTGCTCATGCCCTCTGCGGCTGCCACTGCATCCTTACCGTTGGTATTGATAGCACCAGCCAGACCTTCCACCAGCATCTGACCAACCCAGCCCATCTCCTTGGACGGAGACGCGATTCCAAAGAAGTCGCAAATTCCATCCCAGATAGAGGAAATCCAGCCGGATACCTTGTTCCAGAGCCAGGAAGCCAGGGACTGGATACCCTGCCACAGACCACGGACAAGGTTTGCACCTACGCTGGCAATCTGGGACACACCCTTGCCCAGCGCATTGACAATTCCCGTGATAATCTGCGGTATCGCTCTTACGATTTCTGCAATGATGGTCGGCAGGTTCTTAATGAGGGAAATCAGCAATTCCACACCAGCCTGTACAATCTGGGGGATGCTGTTTACAAGGGCATTGACAATCGAACCGATGATTTCCGGGATTGCACCCACAATGGTGGTGATGATCTCCGGCAATGCCTGGATGAGAGCCACCAGAAGGTCGATGCCTGCCTGTACCAGCTGGGGAATGCTGTCCAGGACCGCCGTGATGATGCCCTCGATAATCTGAGGGATAGCCGCCACAATGGCAGTGATGATTTCCGGCAGTGCAGATACCAGCGAAGTCAGCAGCTGTATGCCAGCCTGGATAATCTGAGGAATGGCACTGATGACAAAATCCACGATGGCCTGGATGATGGTAGGCAGAGCCTCAATCAATACAGGAATCGCTGTAAGCAATCCTTCTGCCAGACCCATAATCAACTGGAGAGCAGCATCCAGAATAAGGGGCAGATTGGAAATCAGCCCTTCCACAATGGTGATAATTGCCTGGACTGCCGCAGGGATAAGCTGGGGCAGAGCCATACCGATACCTTCCACCAGTGCCACCACCAGCTGAACGGCGGCATCCACCAGTAGGGGCAGATTATCAATCAAAGCCTGGACGATGGTCATCACGGCTTCCACTACCGCCGGAATCAGCTGTGGGAGCAGCGTGAGGATGGTATTCAGAAGCTGGGAAAACAGGTCGGTCACCGTCTGGAGCAGAGTCGGAAGCAGATCCGCAAAGGCATCCAGAAGCGCACCCGTCACCGTAGGCAGGACTTTCACCATGTTTTCGATAACAGGGGTGACATTCTTAATGACGTTCTGGAGCGCATCCACCATGTTCTGGCAGAGCAGTTCCATGTCCGCATCCGCATCACCAAAGCCCACCAGCATATTCTGGAGTGCTGCCTGCAGGGCGTTGATAGAGCCGGAAATCGTACCTTCCGCTTCCGCAGCGGTCGCTCCGGCAATGCCCATACTCTCCTGGATAACATGGATAGCTTCCACCACATCGGCATAGGACGAAATATCATACTCGATGCCGGAAATGGCCTGTGCATCCGCAAGCAGACGCTCCATCTCCGTCTTGGTACCGCCGTAGCCCAACTTCAAGTTGTCCAGCATGGTGTAGTTCTGCTTCGCAAAACCCTGGTATGCGTTCTGGATAAGGCTCATGTCCGTACCCATCTTATTGGCGTTATCGGACATATCCGTAATCGCCATATCTGCATACTTCACTGCCTTTTCCGTATCACCGCCCAGAGACTGGATCAGCGATGCGGAGAAAGAAGTGACCGTTTCCATATAGTCGTTTGCAGACATACCAGCGGTCTTGTAGGCATTGGCGGCATAGGTCTGGAGTTTCTGGGAGGACTCTTTGAACAGAGTATCCACACCACCGACCAGCTGCTCGTAGTCAGCATAGGCGGCGATGACTTCCTTGCCCAGAGATACAGCCGCCGCACCAGCAGCCACAG